CCAGATTATTCATTACCCACTGGATGAATGGTATCCCTGCGTGACCATAGTTGCCGAAAATGTTAGCCTTGAACGCATCGGTTATTTCTTTGTCTTTAACCTCATCAAACATTCTTTCTACGCGACACTCAAGTATCCGTTGTGCCTCCGCTTTCGGCATAGCTTTACCACGACTGACAGTTTCGATGATTGAAGCGTTTGCCGTGTACTGCATCAACAAGTTCCACCCCCTGCCTTGGTGCCTTTCCACGTTAGCACTGGCAGTCATACGACCTCGCTGTCTACCTGTAGTACCTTGGTAAAGTAGATCAGACATCTGCTTTGGGGTTAAGTTGGTAACTTCATCAATCCCTGTTATGATGCTGTGCATCACCTCGGCACGGTTCATCTTGAAGGCAACGGTGTCAGATTTATCTAAAACAAGTTTCTCTGGGTTCCCCCAAATACCTGCCGCCGCATACATCATCGTGGTTTTGCCTATACCAGAGTCATTGTTTACAAACGCTACCGCCCCGCAGTTTTCGTTTAGGAACTCCATTATCGGACTGCCGAAACCCATGCCAAACGCAAATTGTTGCAACGCAAACCTGTCTTCATTCCACACTTGTAAGTTATTTCGCCAATCCTCAAAGCTACCCTTCGGTTCAAACGCGGGAAAGAAACCTATCGTCTGGTTGGCAGGTGGGTTGAACTCAATACAATCTGGTCTGATGTTTTGATTACCCAGAATAAACGAGTCGTATTTATCATTCGCCCATCCGAACTGGACGTGGGCTTGATCTGCTGTACTGGTGGCTTGTAATTCATCCACCCAACTAAGTGTATAAGACATTAAATCATCCATCTTTTTAACTGCAACACCCTGCGAAGATAGCTTCTTACGAAACTCTTCACCCGATGTTACTGAACTCATAGGTAGTGTGAACTCTTGCACACCGTCTCTTGGAAGATGGAGACGCATCACTAGCGACTCGCCCAACTCGGGGTCGCGGATACGCTTAACAACGTATAAGTCGTTATGGTATATTCGTTTCTCGTCTACATCTCCATCCTCGTTTCGGGTGCGTATATACACCCCACCATTTGACCCACGCACATAGGGCGGTGGATACTTCGGTATAACATGTGTTGGCTCCTCTGGTGTGTCGGGTTCCGCTACATAGTTGCCTTCATCATCAATTTCGGCTTCGCGTAGTTTCTTTCCCAATACGATAGGGGATTTGAACTTCCCCCAATGCGGACACTCCGAACATACATCAGGTCTATATTCGTCAAACCTAGCGCATGTATATGGACCTTTTATCAGGCTTAGTTTCTTCAGCGTTTCCTGTGCAGTGTAATCAGGATGCTTGTGTGAGAGTTTGTGTGCGGCTTTGTCCCCATCCACGCAGAACTTCGCAATCGAAAGCCCTGCCCTCCACATTGGTTCGCTCATAGTTTCTTGGTTTTGCATGATGTATGCAATCTGAGCGCACCCCTTACCCATACTTGTTTTCAGTAGGATGTCTCTGAACACGCTTTCCTGATTGCCCATCAGGTTTTGCATGGTCGTGTTCATTGCCACAGGCGTGTATTTGGTCGGAACTGGTATCGGGTCTGACCCGAGTAACTCCGAGAACGCATCGAAATCCACTGCCTCAAACTTTGGCGTGAGGCCAAAGAAGGTAACGTCTGACGGGGGATTAGTCTTGTAGTTATGTGTGTGAGGAACTCTTAACACACGAGCCGCATCCGCCGTAACAGCGGGATCGGCGGCAAAGTTATCTTCTGCGCAAAGCCGTTTTAATCGCTCTGCTACAGGATACCAATCCTCGTAGCCCACCGCTTCCGACAGGAACCAGTAGACGTGCACACCACGCCCTGAGTTGACCATCGTTGGTCTTGGCAGAGTATGCTTTTTACAGAAAGTATGTAGGGCTTTTATCGCTTGTTCTTGCGATGTAAATTCTTTGCTTGGCCCACAATCAAGATCGAGGAAGAACGCACTGAGGTGCTTAACATTATCAACTTTACGAGAACCTGCCTCATTAAACGTAGCTAGTCCAAAGTAAACATCATATCCTTCTTGGTCAAAATTGTGGGCGGCATCGACAACGGCATCAATCGTGTCATAGAACTTTTGTGTTTTACGTTCATCAGACGACCTCGCCGCAAAGACGCAGTAGTAGCCCTCACTACTCAACGCCTTTTTTAAAAATGTTATTGCTTCCATTGTACCACCCATTGCCTAATTCACCACAGTAGAGGATTAACCCCCACCGTGGTGATGTCCGATTACCCTGACGACGAATAGGTCTAGTCGTCCCAGTTGTCGATAATCGAACTCAAGTCGCCATCGTCCCCACTTGGAGCAGGTGAGGTTTTCTTGACGACTTTAGTAGGCTCCTCAACAGGTGCGTCTTCCCCATTATCAAACAGGGGTTTTGCCGCTTCTTTCTTTTTAGGTGCTTCCGCTTTCGGTGCAGATTTGTCTACACCATCAGTCTGAGCAACCGTAAAAGTAATAGCTTTGACAGTAGCAGGGCTGTCTTTTAGCGCAACTACTTGTTGCAATTCTTCTTCATCCAGTGGACGAACAGCCTTGAAAAACAGCTTCGGCACACTGGCACTCTTATCAAAACGCACGTTTGTGATGACTGCGATAGCAGGAGTGTTGTGTGCATTTAAGAAGTTAGCATAGGCTTGCATTGGCATATTGCCATCTTTAGCCTGACCAAAGACAGAAGTTGCAGGTAGCTGTAGTTGGTACACCTTATCAAGTTGTCCTTCTAACGCTACGGCAATCCGCTGTGCGTAACGACACGCACGGCCTTCGCCTTGGCCTGACCCTTTCACATTCTGTTTGCAGTCCATGCAACGCTTTGCTTGGCGCTGATCTTCTGGTACATCGGGTGATGGCGCGTCAGTATCCGCAGACCAACATGTGGGAGCCGCAGGGGTTTTGGGGTCATAAACGCCTTCATAAAAAGAACGAGAAATCTTAGCGGCGTTAAGAATAACCATATTCATGTTATTGTCATCACTCACAGAGACTTCTTCACCGTTAACAATCTCGCGGAACGCTTTACCGTTAAGGCTGATACGGCGGTTTTGTTCGCCCCCACCAGAACCACTTAACAGGTTATTGTTAACATCTTGTAATTCTTTGAACAGATCACTGTTCGCAAGCGCATTGTTTTCAAACAAGGTAATATCGGACATCGGTTTCTCCTTACATGTCTTCGTCTAAGTTAATATCGGGTGCTTCATCGTGCTCTATGAAACTCACTTCACCAATAGTCTCCAGACCACCTGCCATTACAACGGAACTTGCGCCGTTGCGGTTAGGTTTGTCTGCATCCTTAGTGGTTAAAGCGACTGACACGTCATCAATAGAAAACCGATACGTGTTGCCTACTTTGATGTAGGTGTCTTTCGGGATATGTCCTTGACGCACCCATGCTCTGATTGTCGAAACTGACACAGAGAAGTGCTTGGACAAGTCTTCGATTGGTACAAAAGGTCCAGTCATTATTTTTTCCTCACAGATATGATATATTCAGAATCCACATTTAGCCCCTTGGGAACCACATCTGGATTTTCTTCAAGGAAGGTTTTTACATTCGTCTGGTTAAGACGCTTTTCCAGAAACTCAGGCACGTTATGCTCCATGACAAATTGGTGCATAGCTTCCCAGTCGCTAGTCCAGTAACGTGTTTTAACGGAACGATAGAAAAGACCTTCTGAAGTCTTTACGCTGTCAACTCCTTGTTCTTTGCAGAAGTCGAGTAGCGCGGCTTTAACCTTATCCAGTTGTTGGTTAAGGTCATCTTCTTGCTTCTTGAACTCCGCAGAAAGGCGAGCCTTTTCATCACGGATTTTCAAGTAGACTTTGGTCAGCTTTTGAGCCAACCCATCATTTACCTCACTCATAATGTTCTCCTTTTCGCACGACAAAAAGTGTCGGGATGTTCACTCTACTGGCAAACTTTATCTTAGTCAAGTATTTCTTTGTAAAGATCAATCATTCTTGTGTGTACATCTATTCTATTGTCTAATAGTGCGTAAACACGTTTCTCTACCTGAGAACCTTGGAGCTGCACGACGGTGCATTTGTGATCTTGTCCTGACCTGTGAACACGAGCATTAGCTTGGGCGTAAGTCTCCAACGAACTGGTTGGACCCCACCACACAACTGTGTTTGCGGCTGTTAACGTAACACCGTGTGCGGCTGACTGCGGCTGGATGACAAGCACCTTTGGATCATCTTCTTTTTGGAACTGTCGGAATATCTCGGTACGCTTCGGTGCAGGTACATCACCCCTGATTACTTCAGTGGTAACCCCATCGGCGCGTAGCTTCGCAGTCAAAATATCAATCGTGTGTTTGAATGGTACGAACACCAAGACTTTCTTGGAACTCTCGTCAATCACTTCGCGTAACACTTTGTAACGGTGCTTGATGTCGAACTCTAGGCTCTCTCCGCCATCGGTATAGACCGCACCAGAAGATATTTGCAGGAGTTTACTCATGTTAATTGCTGCGTTTGCAGCCGTGACCTCTTCCCCTGCCGCCTGTAAAACAAGTTTATCTTTAAGTTGCTTGTAGTATTTGGCTTGCTGTCGGGTCAGTTCGACCTCACGTTTGGTGTAGACCATCTCGGGTAGGTCAAGGCACTCTTCTTTGGTAAAGCGGATCGCGGGTTGCAACACGCGGAACACCGTATCAGTCGCATCCTCTTTCGGTTGCCACTTAAACTGCGTGATCTTGCGCATGACCTGATCGCGCCATGATCCAAAGAACCTCGGTACCGCAGTCGGGTTGACTAGCTTGGCGATACCATACGCATCCAACGGCGATTGAGCCGCAGGTGTACCAGTCATCATCCAGAGCCAAGTGTCGTCCGTTAATAACTTATTCAGTGTTTTCCATCGCTTGGTCTGTGCGTTCTTATAATGTGTAGCCTCGTCAACAATGATGCAATCGAACCCACCCTTGGCAATCTCGTCAGCCACAATCTCCACACCATCGTAGTTGATGATGACGTAATCAGAGCCTTGGTTGATTATCTTCTTGCGCTTTTCTTTAGCACCGTATGCCACATCCACGGTTCGGTGCATCGCAAATGAAAACAAATCATTGCGCCACGCGCTGTCCATAATCGAGAGAGGGCAGATGACCAACACACGTCTGATCTTGCCCTGCTTCATCAGGAAGTCGGACGCCCAGATTGCAGAGGCGGTTTTGCCAGTACCCTGCTCGTTGAAACAAAACGATCTCCGGTTCATCGTAAGGAAAGACGCTGTAACACGTTGGTGTGTGTATGGCTTATACTGCCCGGGCCAATCGTACTTACCCTTAATGGGTGATGGCACGTTCTTGATGTTTAGTTTCTTTAGGGTGTGCGCCTCATCAACACCCCACTTGACCGCAACTTGATTGTCGGGAAGTTCCCTGCTGTTCGGTATAACAGTCGTAACTTTATTAGGGTTTTTTAGGCGCAACAGTAACGCCTTGTTTTCAAGTATTCTCACGTTGTTCTCCATCGCAACGCCATGTTAGTGGCGTGGTTTTGTTAGTGGTGCACTAACTCTTTTTCTTGCCTCTGCTCAACGCACCACCTGCCGCACGGTTTTTCTTACGGCTCTGCACTCGAACGCCATCTTTATTAGTACCCCCACGAGATAGCGGTTTCTTGTGCGCTACATCTTTACCCTCGCGCTTATCGGCTTTGCCATTCTTGTTGGCGTCTTTACCTGTCTTGTCCATCTTACGCCGCGCACGTTGTCGCTCCATGCGATCCGCGTGTTCACCACGTTTCTTCTGTTGCTCGTACTCTTTCTTGTACGGACGAGGTTTGTTTTTATATGGCATCAATGACCTCCGTTGTGGACGCAAACGGTGACAGTGCAGTGCCTTTTACACAGTCCGCTCGGTTTAGGGTTCCAAACATTATTATCGGAAGCGGCCTTCATCTGCTCATACTTAGAGAGCCACTTCTCCCACAGTTTCGGTTTATCGAAATCGGCATAGCTGTCTTTGACCAAGGCATTGCTAACAACAAACACCAACCCTGCTTTGACCTTCT